CCCTCCCCGCCAGCGGCACGGCGCTGACGGCAAACACCATATATAACGTATCCTCTCCCGTGGGTACATACGTGTTTACCCCGCCCGCATCCGGCTGGGCGCACGGCACATTCAGCACGGCGGCCTCGGTTGCGGTGTCGTTTGTGAGCGGGGCGAACTATTTAGGCGAAGCCCCGGCGATAGAGGCGAGCAAGACCTATGAATTTGACGTATATAACGGCGTGTGGGCGGTGCAGGAGGTTGTGAGCGCATGATAGCTATGCTGAGAAGGAGGCTTTTTCAGAAAAAGAAAAAATGTACAATTGTATTCCGAACTGCCGGCGGAACAAGTATACAAACAGGGTATCCGCAGGGATACAATAATTACATCGAGATAAATGGTAATCAGTATGCTACGCCAAATATTATTGAAGTGGAAAAGGGAACGAGAATAAAGATAAGCGGTTATACCAGTTGGTATGGGAAAGACCCTACCGTTCCTCTTTATGATTGTTTTGTTGCCGTAGATGGAGTCTGCGTCAAAAAGAAAGGTTATTCATATAGTGTTATAACGTATGATTATATTGTAAATTCAAATGTTATCATTGAGTATGCACTCGCAGCAAGTCCGAATGTGACTATAACAACTCAGGGGAAAAAACTTATACTGAGCTACGACGCACAAGGCGGCAGCGGCAGCTTTGCAGCGCAGGAAGGATTTGCGGACAGCACTGGCTATGCTACATTTGTGATACCGAACTACAGCCCAGTTAAAAGTGGATATACCTTTATAGGTTGGGCGCTCACGCCGACTGCGGCTACGGCGGAATATGGAAGTGGCGACAGCATTAAAATTAACAATGACACAACGCTTTATGCTGTTTATCGAGAACAATCACAACCACAACCAGATGTTTACTATACCGTTACCGTATCTGATGGGTCAGAACAAGGTAGTACCGCAAATTGCGCACCGTCAATAGGCGGCACGGGTACATACAATGTTAAGGGAGGATCATCAATCACTCTATATTGTTATAAAAGCCCTAATCCCGACAGTGATACTGCATATATCATTGTTAATGGTACAAACGTTATAACTAATACAACACGCGGCAGCAAAATGTCTTATACATATTATGTTGACAAGAATTGTACTATTTCGGTTTATAACCACGGACAGAGTACAAGCACAAGCGTAAGTTAATTACCAAAGGAGAATACAATGCTAAACACAAACTATGCCAAACTGGTGGGCGGATATCCCGAATATTTACGCCTGCCGGTTGAGTTGCAGTCGCCGCTTATAATCAACGGTGTGACGCACCCCGCAGGGGCGCACCTCTCCACCAATGACGATGCGGCGATAAAGGAGCTGGGCTATAAGCCCGTGACCCGTTCCCCCATGCCCTCAAAGGAGGGCTATTATTATACCGAAATATGGGAGGACAGCGGCGAAGCGATAGTCCAGAGCTGGACGGAGCATGAGGCGCAGGCCACCACGCAGGACTATATAGACGCGCTTGCGGAACTGGGGGTGAATGTGAATGACGCGCAGTGAACTTATGGCGCTTGTAGCCGTGCGTAAAGCGGAAATCGAGGCGCACGAAACCGATCTTGTAGAGGTGCTGACGGCGGCGCGGGCGGGGCTTACCCCCACCCCCACGCAGGGCGCACCGTGGGACGCTGAGACCCGCTATATAGCAGGAGATACGGTTGAGGGTGGATATGTCGCCCTCAAATACAGCCGCAACAAGCCCCCTGCTGACAACCTCGGCACATATTGGGCGGTGCAGACCGTGACCTATCCCGCGTGGGGCGACATCGAGGACGGCACGGTGATTGAGGTAAACACCATAGTTACCTACAACGGCAAAACGTGGCAATGCACCGAGCAGCACATCAAGTCCACCGTCTACAAGCCCAAGGCCGGAAGCTCCAAATGGAGCGAATACACGGAATAAGGAGCCGCACGGCTCTTTTTTCATAATCAAAAAACAAAAACAAAGAAAGGAAAAAAACAAAATGAAGAAACTCACTTGTATCCTCGCGGTTATGCTCATGCTGTGCCTTTGCACCATAGCCTACGCCGCAGACCCCGTAACTCTGGATATAACCGCGCTGGACTACCAGACCGGCAAGGCGGTATCCAAGACCTACGTCAACAACGAGCTGTTTTTGCTCAAAGTGGACATAGGCATACCCCGGTTTTACGACCTGACCGATATGGAGCTTATTGTGGAGCTGGACGGCGTAAAGCTGGACGCAAACGACCTGAGATTGGAGGCCGGAACATATTACCTGAGCGGCATAGTTACCGACCAGCCCGCCGCCCTCCGTATAACCGTCAAAGACATGGCATACGAAAACGCCACCACGGCAGAAGAACTCTACAACGCCATGCAGAAAAACAGGACTGTAAGCAAGACTTATTATTTTAACGCCGCGCAGCCCGCCGAACAGCCCATCGCAAAAAATCCCGTGGTGATACCCAAGACCGGCGATATATCTATTATAGCCTATGCCATCCCCCTCTCCCTGATAGGCTTTGGCCTCTTTGTGGCGGGTAAACGCAGATGACCTTAATACAACAGTTTATAGCGTACCTCGGCGAGCACATCGGCGACGCTTATGTATGGGGCGCAAGGGGGCAGTGCCTTACCGATATGAGCGATCCCGAAAGGTGGATACGGAATAAGGAGACATCGAGCACCAACGCTGAGCGGGCCATAAGGTACATGAAAAATGCCGGGAAACGCCCTCTGTATGCCTTTGACTGCTCCGGCCTTATATGCGGCTTCCTCATGGCCAAGGGACTTTCAGGACGTGTAAACTCACGTACCATGTACGCCAAGAGCAAGCGCATACACCGGGACGAGCTTCAGCCCGGCGACCTGGTATTCAGGTACCGGGATAAGAGGAGGGATGGCGGCGGGACGTATAAATACATCTACCATGTAGGTGTATACGTCGGCAACGACAAGGTGATAGAGAGCAAGGGCAGAGACGATGGCGTGGTAATGCGCGGCATCAATGCCTCCGGCCCCGCCTACTGGAACGAGTACGGACGCTGGGACATCATCTCCGGCGACGCGAAGGAGGACGCACCAAAGGAGGAAGCACCTGCTATGGCAAAGAAAGTCGAATTGACTACCCCCATGATGCGGGGCGAAGATATCAAGGCATTGCAGACCGCCCTTAACGCCCTGGGCTATGACGCAGGGGACGCGGACGGCATAGCGGGCAAAAACACCATTGCGGCCATACGAGCGTTTTGCCAGACACACAGCATGGCACCGGCAGAACTGCCGGGCATATTACAGGCTACCGTATCCGTGGACGGCAAAATCTATGTAGGCACATTAAAAAAATAAGGAGGAGCACCCATGACCAAGGAATGGATATGGGCAATAGTAACGGGACTGAGCGGCATTTTGCTGGGCTGGATTGCCCACATAAAGACCGCAAGGAAAGACGCGGTTGATGCGGCTACACACGACACCGCCATTGATACCGCGCTCAAATCGGACGTGGACTACATCAAGCGCGGCGTGGACGATATCAAACTCGATATGCGGGCGCAGGCCAGCAAGGTCGAGGGCATAGACCGCCGCGTGACGCGGGTGGAGGAAAGCGCGAAAAGCGCCCACCACCGGCTGGACAGGATTGAAGCACACAACAACTAAAGGAGGAAAAAACATGAAACTCTCGAACAAGGTATACGACATTCTCAAGGCAATCGCCCTGATCTGGCTCCCCGCCATAGGCACTCTCTATTTCGCCCTTGCGGGTATATGGAGCCTCCCCTATCCTGAGGAGATCGTCGGCACTATCACCGCCATTGACACGTTCCTGGGCGCGGTGCTGGGCATATCCTCGGCAAACTACAACAAACAGTAGCCCCCCGGACGGGATTCCCTTTCAATAGCCCCCCTTAATTGGGGGGCGTATTTTTATAAAGGAGGTATAGGCTTTTGGAGAAGCGGGCCCCTTTGAAATGGATAAAGCATTGCTTAATTCCCGTTCCCGCACGGAATGGGAAGTACTCATACACGAATGGATACATAACGAAAAAGACCGCTGGCTGATAACCCGCCGCCTTTTAGACGGGGTGCCATACGACGCTCTGACGGGCGAGTACCAACTTAAATTTGAAATACCCCTTGAATATGACCAGATACGCAGGCGGTGCAAGGCTGCCGAAAAACAACTGAAAACGCACTGTAAATAGCCGATAAATAGCCGATGGGAGCAATCCTGTCGGCTCTTTTTTTATGCAAAAATTTAGGTAGAAAGGAGTGTGAAACCATGTGGAATAACCCCTATCAACCTTATTTTAACCAGAGTTACCAGCAGAACCAATATAACCAGCAGAATATCCAACGAACCGAGGTAATCAAGGTAAATGGCGAGGGCGGCGCAAAGGCGTTTCAGATGGCCCCCAACAGCTCTGTCCTCCTGCTGGATGAAACAGCTCCTATCGTGTGGCTGAAAACCACAGATGGCGCGGGATATCCGGCCGTTACGCCTTATAGTATCACGCCGTACAAACCCGCTCCCCCGGTGGACGTAAACGGCCTTGAACAGAGAATAGCCAGATTGGAGGAAATGATAAATGCCAAACCCGATACTACAAATGCTAAGCGGAGGAAGTCCGAGGAAGCTCAATCCTCAAATGATAGCGCAGGCTAAACAGATGATGTCCGTTCCAGGACAAATGCAGAAGATAAAACAGATGATAGGCAACGGCGACCCTAAACAGATGTTTTATGCGGCCTGCAAGCAATACGGGATAGACCCCGAGGATATTCTTTCTGAATTAAGATAGACCATTACCCGAAGCGCGCGCGGGATTGGAATATAAATCGAAAGGAACTTTAAAACTATGGATAATATGCCCTCTCTCGCGGATATAGCCGCGGTAACTGATGGCAGAAACGAAAACTTTGGCGGCGGCTTCTGGATATTCGCCCTTATCATACTTTTTGCTATGATGGGCGGCGGCTTTGGCGGCTGGAACCGCCAGGGCGAATTTGGACAGTATGCCACCGCTGCGTCTCAGCAGGAGATTCTTTTTGGCCAGCAGTTCGGCCAGATCAATGACCGCCTGACCAATATCGGCAACGGCATATGCGATTCCACCTTCGCGCTGAACAATGCTATCACCACCGAAGGCCGGAACCTGTCCAGCCAGCTCGCAAACTGCTGCTGTGAACAGAGGCTTGGTATAGCCAACCTCTCAGCGCAGATAAACCAGAACACCTGTGACATCACCAACGCTATCCACGCCGAGGCCGAGGCCACCCGCTCCATGATCCAGGCAAATGAGATTCAGTCTCTCCGAGATAAAGTCTCCAGCCTTGAAATGGATAACCGTATGTACGGAGTAGTCCGCTATCCCAACGGTTACACCTACAACGCGGGGAACTCTCCCTTCTGTGGTAATAATTGCGGCTGCTGCTGCTAATTCCGGCTATGCCGTGATATATCGGGGCGGCGTATGCTGCCCCTTGATTTTTGAAAGGAGCATAAAAAATGGCTTGTAAAAATGTATGCAAACTCTGCCCCAACCTTATAATCTCCCAGGCCGTTACCTTCACGGCGGGAACCGGGCTGATAATCAACCTCCCGGCAGGCAACTATAACGATAATCAGAAATACTGCATCGTGGTAGCTCAGTCTATCCCGGCGGCTACCACTATAACCGCGCCCGTGTTTGTCACCATAGGCGCCGGCACGGAGCAGTATCCGCTGATAGATAGCTGCTGCGCCCAGGCCACAGCCTGCGCCATACGCACCCGCACCAGGTATGCTACCATCGTCAAAACCAACGCCACGGGCGGCAGCTTTAAACTGCTTAGCAAAACTGCTTGCGCTCAGGGGCTTGCCAGCATTGACGGAGGCGCAGAGTAATGAGCTTTAAGGAGATCATACGCCTGATATCCGAAAGGCACACCGATATGACAGAAGTGACCGATGCGCTCTCTGATATGATGCACACAGTAAAGGATCGCCTGCCGGAGGTGTACAAGGAAACAATGTATTGCCTCGAAGAGATAGCATATCGGATAACTCCCGAAGAGGCGCGGCAGATAGTCAAGGGTATGCGCCCATACGGTCAAAAATGGGACTATGATACCATCAAGGCGTTTCTGGCGACGAAAGGCATAACGGCGGTATGCAAATACTATCTGTGCATGAATATGTACTACAACGACAGCCACGATACCGCCGAAATGGTAGGCAAGGGAGAAGATGCGGAGTTTTATTTCAGCCTTGCGAAAGACTTCATCAACGATATTGACGGCAAGGATTTCAAGGTTGAAAAATATTTCCTTGGGTAGCTGGCAACTTTCTGGCAACCTTTTTTAGAAACCTTATTAAAGGCTGATTTTGAAAAAGGTAGATAAACAGGCACTTTTTACGGAAGAAAAAACCGTTAAAAACCAATAAAAAATAGGTAGCCGCCGGATACCAAACATCAAAAACGCTCGTGTTGCACGGGCGTTTTTCTTAGGTATTTAGGGCTTTTTTGATTGCTTGTGCTCATTTTGTGGTTTCGCTCTGGCAACTTTCCGGCAACCTTTTTTTGAAAACACCTCTCACGGCGGCGGCGTTTGCGTCCTCTTTTTCCTTTGAAAGGTGTGAATAAATTTCAAGGGTAGTCTTTACGTTGCTATGCCCTAAAAACTTCTTTGCGCTTAAAACGTCTATACCCGCATTATACAGTATTGAGGCGTAATTATGCCGGAAGTAGTGCGGCGTGAGGATAGAGGAACCGTCCTCTCTTGTCTCTATGTCCGGCTCCAACTCTGCCATGCGCTCCATCAGCGAACGCCATAGCCTGTTTGATGAGGAATTGCGGTAGTACGTTCCATCGGGGGCGGGGAATACAAACGCCTGCGGGAATCCCCGCACGAGCATTTCCGCCAGCTCGTCCGGCAGGGGTATATCCCGTATGCTCTCCTTCGTCTTGGGCGGGGCTATCGTTCCCTTCCTTAAATTGACCTGCTGCCGGACGTGTATGACCTTCTTCCTGAAATCAACGCATTCCCATTGCAGGCCGAGGGCTTCGCCGAGCCTCATGCCCGTGTAGTACAGCAATGCCACCAGCAGGCCGTTTTCCTCATGCATCAGCACCTTCGCGGCGGCTTCCTCCGCCTCCGTCAGTGCCCGGCGGCTCTCCTTGGCCTTGGACGGCTTTTCTAATCCTACGGTTATATCGCGGGGTATTATCCCTTCCGTATATACCCGTTTGAATATGCTTTCCAGAATATGATATACATTCTCAATTATCGTTGTGCATGTATCCGCCTTTGAGTTGATAAGCTCCTGCAAGTCCATGGCGGATATCGCCGCTAAACGCTTATCCCCCAGCACCGGCAATATGTGCTTATTCAGCGCGGTTCTATAACTGCTCTGCGCCGATGCGCCTATATTCGGCTTTTTGTATGTGTTATACCATTGTATGGCGTATGCGCCGAACATGGCGTTTTCCGGCGTATTCCTGCCGGTGATATATTCCTGCCGGATAGCCTCCTTTGCGGCCTCCAGCTCCTTCTTCGTCCTGCCTGAAACGTACTTGACGATACCGTTTCCAACCGTCACCTTTGCCCGGTATCTCCCGTCGCTTTGCCTTGCCATTTACAAAAACCTCCCGTTGTGTTAAAATCGGAGGCGGAGAAGCATCCGCCTTATCCCCTGTTGCCGCCCTCTAATTCGGCACGGGGGATTCTTTATTTTATTATCCACCCTCTATCGAGGTGCATCATATCATATACCAGCATTCCTATGACCGCCGCCATAACAATAAAAGTAAATACCGCTATTATCATTATCGTGCGTTCCAGCTTCTTTATCTTCCGCTCCCTGTATTCTAACCCTCTTTCGTATAACTGCGTCAATCCTTCCGGCTCACACACCCTATCCTCGTCCAGATCGTTCAGGCTCCCGCCCATGGCCTTTACTATCTTGTAGACCGTATCGAACCCCGGATTTTCCGTCAAGCCCTGAAGCACGCGGTTTACCGTGGCAACGGGCACACTACTTTTGTCCGCTATCTGCTGCGCCGTCATATCGCCTTTCATGGCGCGTAAACGCTCATATAACATCAATGGGTATCACCTTCTTCATTTATTTATGGCGAAAAAACAAGAATGTTAGCGAATGCTATTTTATGAGTATTGATTAGAGCGGCATAAATGCTATGCTTTATTCAGGACGGTTCCCCGATGCTTCTCCACCGTCTTAGGCGGGGGTGAGAAATCGCCCCTGCCGATTAAAATTTGCGGCACGATTTGTGCAACATCGGCGAGCACAGTCCCGTTTATGGTACTCTCATACAAATTCCCCCTTTCTTTTTGAATCTAACGTGTTATTATCAAAACAGAACAAGTGTTTGGAGGTAGAATAGATGACAACGCGGGAACAAATTCTTGCAATCGTTGAACAGTTAAAGCACGATCCGGAAGCTACCGACCTTCTTTTTTCTTATGCTGCTGCATTAGAAATTCAGCATAAGATAAAAGCTGAAGCTGCTCGCTCTCGTCCAAATTGTTCATAATCGCCTCAATCCTCACACTTTGGTTCATTCGGCGTCGTTCGTTTGTCCAGCCCATCAAATAGGCGGGACTGGTGTTGAGCGCATTGGCAAGCTCGACAATTCGAGACAAAGGAAGATTAGATACAATGCCCTGTTCGTACTTCCCTATGGTCTGCTTTGTCGTGTTGAGCATCTTCGCCAAATCACCCTGGGTAAGCCCGGCGGCCCTTCTCAACTCCCGTATTTTATCGCCAAGGGTCATTTATCATCACCTCGGTTATATATTACCACGTCACTTTAGAATATGCAATTTCTTTTTTAAAAACACTTGACAAGTGACCAAACCCATGTTACACTTTAGTCACTTAATAAGTGACGCAAGGGGGCGGTCAGAATTAACAGAAATTTGTATCGAGCAGCGTTGGCACGTTGCGGAAAAACACAAAGAGAACTGGCACATGAGCTTGATATGTGCGAATCCACCTTAGTTGCCAAAGTAAAAAAGAACACGTTGACCGTAAGGGATGCCGAGAAGATGATAAGTATTCTGGGAATTGATAATCCTACGGAAGTTTTTTTTACAAATTTAGACACTTCACAAGTGACCGCGAACGATTAACAAACAAAGACACACTATTTAGAGCTGACGAACGAACGGCGTAAGGGGGAAACGATGAACAACCACGTTGAAATCAAAACAAACGACACAAGCGGAGAAATAACCATCAACGGCATATCGGTAAGCGATATTGTACGAAAGTACACCATCACCCACGAAGCAGGGAAGCCCCCCGTAATCGAGGTAGAGCTTGTAGGGGACGTGACCGTCAGCGGCGGCTTTATTACCCCTCTCCCCGAGCCGTGGAAAAGTATTTATCACAATCTGTCGAAAGGGGGAAACGATGAAACGCAAGAGCTTAATGGAAAAATTCCTTTATAAAGACGAGTATTTCAGTGAAATGCTCGATAAGGAGCGTGAGTATAGAGCTTGCGCAAGCGGAAACAAGTGCGATACGCCATTCGTGACGCCACTGCTTCATCTGCTCTACATTCGCCTTGGCGTCATTCTCGTTCTCCTCAGCTCTTTTTTGGGCACGTTGCTTACTCTCGTTATCCAGATGGCTAATAAATGACAAAGAAAGCTGCACGGTATCTATGGTATTTGAGCGAACCACCCCGAAGCGCACAAGCTCGTTTAACACGGGACGCAAGCCGGGGAAATCCAGGCCGAAGGTAATAGCCTTATCGAGGAAGACACCCTCTGCGGCGCGAGCTTTATAAGCATAGTACATAGAAAGCGTTACAGTTTCAGCGTTTGGGGACATAAATACCTCCAAAGAAAGGGATAAAGATATGAACAAAGTGCAAACAGGTTTGAGAATACCCGAAGAACGCTACAACGAACTATGCGAAGTAGCTAATGAAATGGGCGTTTCCCTTAATTCTCTGCTTTTGATGCTTATTGACCTCGGAATGACCCTGCGGAACGGGCGTGTTACTGTTCAGGCAACACAATAGCCCCGTGGGTGCGTTCATAATCATCAAGGTGTAGTTGGAGGATATGCTCAATAAGATTGTTTAGAGAGCGATTCTCGCGGTCAGAAAGCACTTTGAGCTTATCGTAAATTGTTTCGTTGAGCCGCAATCCTGTTTGGATTTTGTTAGTTGCCATTGTTACCACCTCTTTAGCAGTATGTTAGCAAAAACCAACTTGACTTTCTACTCACAAGGTGCTAACATAGTGCTAACAAGATAAGGAGAAAGCCATGAAATACAACATAGGAGAACGGGAACCAGTCTGCGCCAACTGTCAGCACTACTATCAACACTACACCTACTATAGCGGCGCATATAGCCCCGTAAACTGCGGGCATTGCGCCTACGGACGAATAAAGCACCGGATACCGGGAGAGAGCTGCGAAAGGTTTTTATTTAGGAGGTAAGCCATGAACGATTTTAACAAGCTCCTGCGGGACATGATAACCGCCGCCGTGGACGAGCGTATAAACAGCGTTGAAGCGCTGGAGGAGCGCATGGTGAAGATGCACGGCGAGTATGTACCACCCATTCAGGCGGCGAAGCTGCTGAACGTGAATCCTAAGACGGTTTACGCCATGCTCAAGGATGGGCGGCTCCAGGGCACGCACGAGGGATCACCGCTGGTTCTGGTGCGGAGCATGGCGGCAATGGTAAAGGACGAGAAAAGCCTTGAACTGCAAGCCAAGCGGAAGCACAAATACGATAACTGCGTAGGGTACTATGTGAGGTGAGCCGTGGTAAGCAGAGAAAAATTTGTCGCCGATATAACGGCGCGGCAGGAGAAAAGGAAGCGGGAAGAACGCCGGAAGCAGGAAAGAACGCGGTTTGATGTGAACGGGTATTTTCACGAAAGCGTGACGCGGACAATAAGGAAAAAACTTAACGGGAAGTAAGGAGGCAAATATGTGGGGAGCATTTTTCAGCTGGGGGATACCGATGTTTTTCATAGGGTGCATGGCGGGATACGCCTTCGCGCCCCGCAAGCGGAGGAGATAAACCATGGAAGCGTGCATAACCGGGCAAACCCTGTGCTGGCGTTGCCGGAGGGCGACCAACGCGCCGGGTATGGGGTGCAGCTGGTCTCGCTGCGCCGATCCCGAACCCGTTGAGGGCTGGGAGGCAAGGGAAACAAAACTGAAGAGTAGCGACTATTACCACGGCAAAAACTACACGACAATTATACAGTCCTACGTCATCCGCGCCTGCCCGCTGTTTTTACCGGACGGGAAAAGCGAGCCACCGCGTATACAAAAGAAGTGGATCGTCGAAGTGGACGGCGAGTGGCTGACAACGCAGGAGACGAGGGAGCGGCTGGGCATCGACAGACGTGAAATATACAAACTGATCGAGCGCGGCAAGCTAAACGCCAGACAAGTGGAGTGAATGAGTTAAAACATATCATAGGGAGGACATAAAAAAGGAGAAAAGCGAAATGACAAAAGATGAAATAATCGTCATGCTTGCGGAACAGCTTGCCGAAATGCGGCATGACCGCGACCTGTGGAAAGCCCTTTACAAAGACGCGATAGACAGGAACGTTGAGAAGGAGAACAAGTGATGGAACAGTACCTTTTAGCTAAAGCCTACAAACCGTTTGAGGACACCTACTATGACCGATATGACCCTAATCTTTTAAAACAGGAGGCGAGATAATGTCACTTTACGACATAGCGAAGAATCTCAACGACTTCATGGACGCGGTTGACCGTGGAGAGATACCCGAAGAAGCCGTGTATGACACCCTTGAAAGCCTTGATATGCAGCTCGACGACAAAATTGACAACGTGGCCTGCGTGATAAAGAACCTCACCGCAGATGCAAAGAGCATCAAGGAGGAAGCCGACAACCTCACCGCCAGAGCCAAGGCTAAGGCCAATAAGGCCGAGTGGCTTAAAGGATACCTTGCAACGCAGATGCAGCTATCCAATAAGGAAAAGTTTGAAAGCAAGCGGAACAATCTGACGTTCAGAAAGTCAGAAAGCGTCGAGGTAAACGAGGAAGCCTTTATAAAGTGGGCGGCGCAGGGGCATGACGAGCTTCTGACCTATAAGCCCCCTGTGCCTAACAAAACGGCGATAAAGGAGCTTCTGAAATCCGGCGGGACGGCAGAGGGCGCGGAAATCGTTGTAAAGCAGAATTTGCAGATAAAGTGAGGGGAGCATGGAGAACTATTTTTCAGAACTTAACTCCGTCAACGTCAAGGACAAGGTAGAGAAGAAGAACGGGCTGGACTATCTTTCATGGGCGTATGCGTGGGGAGAATTGAAGAAGCTCCACCCCGACGCCATATCTACTATCTACCACAATAAAGACGATTGGAACTACTTCACGGACGGAAAAACCTGTTGGGTTAAGACCGGAGTAACCGTAAACGGCATAGAACACATTGAAGAATTGCCGGTCATGGACTACAAGAACCATAGCATACCCCTTGAAAAGGTAACGTCAACAGACATTAACAAGGCCATACAGAGGTCAATCACAAAGGCAATCGCCCGCCACGGCCTGGGGCTGTACCTTTACGCCGGAGAGGATTTGCCGGAGGACGAGCCGAAGTTCAAGCCCAACGTGTACGATAACTTTTCCTCTGACCCTGAGATAAAGGCCATGCAGGAAGAAGTTATAGCCCTGTGCAAGGGGAGCGTGGATTTAGCCAATAAAGCGGCGAAAAAGAACTACGGCGTGGACGTGTGGAATATGACGCGGGAGCAGTTAAGTACCACGCTCGACAAGCTGAACGTAAAGGGGGCTTAAATGGAGCTGTGGGACGAAATAATGACAGAGCAAGCCCTACTTGACAGGGCGGTGCAGGAGCTTAAGCCGCGAGGACGGAAAAAGGCCGAAACGGAGCGCGAGTACAGAATGGCGCTATCTAAAAGGCTTACCGTTCTCCGCGCCGAGGGGCAGCCGGTAACACACCTTTTGGATATTGCCAAGGGTGAAGAAGATATAGCCAAGCTGAGAATGGAACGGGACATAGCCGAGAGCCTATATGATTCGGCGGTGGAAGCGATAAACGCGCAGAAGCTAAAGATAAGGATACTCGAAGGGCAGCTATCCAGAGAATGGGGGAACACGAAATGAAAAGCAAGCGAACCAAGGCGTGTGAGATACCCCCGAAGGTCAAAGCGCGGGTATGGGAGAGAGATCATCAGTTATGCGTCCTCTGTGGGCGCACAGGAAGCCCTGTGGCGCATTTTATCCCGCGAAGCCATAACGGTAAGGGGATAGAGCAAAACATCGTTACGCTGTGTCCTGAGTGCCATAGGGACTATGATAATTCGGAAAGGAGGCCGGAGCTTAGAAAAAAGCTGAGAGCGTATCTCATGGCAAAGTATCCCGATTGGAACGAAGAAAAACTGACATATAGGAGGTGGAAAAATGTATTATAAAGGTTTTAACAAAGACATGACCTGTAAGGGGTTCCAGTACGAAGAAGGGAAAGAGTATCACGAAGAAGAGGCTATTGTATGTAGAAAGGGGTTTCACGCTTGCGAGTATCCTTTAGATTGTTTTAACTACTATAAACCGGCTGAGAGCGTCTTTCACGAGGTCGAACTTGGAGAAGACGCATACGGTGACGGAAACAACACGAAAAAATGTAGCAAATCCATAAAAGTAGGCGCAAGGTTAGATATTGCCGGCATAATAAAAGCGGCAATCAATTATACAAGAGAAATTTGTGTAGACAGCAGAAGCGGCGGAAACCGGAGCGCCATTTCCGGCGGAGACTGGAGCGCCCTTTCCGGCGAAAACCGGAGCGCCCTTTCCGGCGGAGACCGGAGCGCCATTTCCGGCGGATACCAGAGCGCCCTTTCCGGCGGATACCAGAGCGCCATTTCCGGCGGATACCAGAGCGCCATTTCCGGCGAAAACCGGAGCGCCCTTTCCGGCGGAGACTG